CTATACGCAAACCATTAAGAGGCGTCTTCCAACGTCCCTTCTTGGCCGTTTAGTTGGTCCCACTCCGAGCGATCGAAAGCTCGCCGGAGGGTCCCGTCGGCGGAATGTCGACACCCATACAGCTGTTTGGCAGGCTGTATGGGCTGGTTTCGTTGCCTGTGGTATTTCTCAACAACATGGTTGCTGGGTTTTCCGCTCCTGGGTTTCCAGAAGCGGTCCCCGAGGTACTGACTGGATGTGTGACAGGGTGAAAGACCTGTGCGTGTCCCTTCGTGATGTAGCTCTCACGGAGCGGGATGTCAGTTTTATCGAGGGGGTTCCCAGGCCCATTCAGAGATGGCTTCGACGTTTGGCTCTCGCTGACGCTCATGTTATCCTGGCTTTCACCAGGGCGGCGCGAGCGTTGCCAAAGGCGAGTGTTAAGCGCGTCTCTGAGGGGTTGTTCAACCATGCCATAAATCTTTCTAAACCTATACGGACAGACCCCGCAGTCCTGGAGTCTATCGAGGCAGCCGTTGCTACAAGGTTTAAAAAGACGTTGAGAAATCGTACTTGGACATATGCACCTAACAGCAAGAACGCTGTTGTGGAGAGCCCAGGCTCGAAGGGCGGTTACGACGAATATCTGCGGTTGCTTGTCTCTGCAGATCTCCATGGCGACCTTTACCGGGTCGAGATGGAGGGTCGGATCCTCGAAGCGGCTAGGCGTTGCAAGCCTTTCCCTGGGAAGGACTCTCTCCTCAACAGGCTGCTCAAAATAGTTCGCAGGGGACCTTTCGACGAGAGTGAGTACCCCGAAGTTCTGCAAGGTTATGGGACCTTGTTGTCGATGGAGAACTTCGGCACTCTCGGCGAGTCTTACGAGAACGTGGCTGACCACGTTGCGACTCCTATTAGTGAGCAGGGCTGTAAGGTGCGTATCATTACCGTCCCTCCTGCCAGCGTGTTTACTGCAGGTACCCTTGTGCGAAAGGCCGTGTTCGGTCGTCTCCGAAAGGACGATAAGCGTCTTGTTGATTTCCAGACAAGACGTGAAGACGATGGACGCGTGCGCGGTTTCGCAGGAGTCCTGCGCGGTGATCAGCACTATCTTAGTGCTGATTTGACGAAGGCGACCGATGGTTTCTCCCATGATGCAATTAAGGCCGTACTCCGCGGTCTTGGCAAGGCGGGTCTCCCCGACCTGTACCTTGAAGCGGCTGCCCAATCCCTTGGCGTTGGGCCGACGAAGCATCATGTGAGGTACTATCGGAAGTCTTTCACCGAAGCACAATGGCAAGAGGTTCTCAAACTGCCTGTCATCCGTATGAAGGTGGGAACTGAGGATGTGGTTCGTGTCCCCATGGAGA